TATAATAGTATTTGAGCACTGTTTGAGTGGTGGTTAAACATTGAGTGTGTACTTGACGCCCTCCTCACCATCGAGCATCCTGCGCGTAGCCTCGATATTGGTGTCGTAGATGTGTACATTGCCAAGGTTGAGCGTGATCGAGCGCAGGGGCAGCTCTATCTGTCGCGACATGAGATAGAGGTGGTAGAGATCGGATGGTAATCCGAGACTTGCGTCGGAGCTACGTTGATACGCCGAGATAACAAGCTCTCCCTCCTCGATCTGATACTGGATCAGACTCAAACAGGGCGCCTGATTTGTCGGCGCCTCAGTCGCGCCCAAAAACAACACGTAATTTTTTGAGCTGCGACGCTCCCGGTTGATACGATCGATCAATACGGGCAGCTTGGCCATATAGGTCGGATAACTGTTGATCAACGTCTGTCCGCAATAATCCCACCAGTCGATCCCGGCGGCCCTATAGCGCTCGATGTCGCACTCTCCGGCCATATATAATGACAACTCCGCCTTGAGTTTTTTGCGGGCGATGCCGTGTGTCTCAAAAATCTCGAGCAGATCGCCCGGCGTGAGCGACAGCTGCTCATTGATGAGGTATGTGATACCTCCCTTTTTGTTTTGCTGATGGCGGCCCTGGTTAAGGATCCTGATCAGCAGTTGGTGATATTTGTTAATCCTCGTCATTTTGTTGTAGGTTTGGGTTATTTTATGTACTTTTGTGTATCTGACCACATACATATGCGACACACCGCAGTCAAAGGCATATAGCCCTCGGCCGTGCGGCGTGTCGCATATATGTTAGTATGTGGTCAGATGCTACTAACAGGCCGGGGGTTTATTTTTTTGCCCCCCCCGGGAGGGCTATTGTGGATTACTCCCCGGTAATGCCGAGCAGATCCTGCAGGTAGACTATGTGTCCGGCTGTCCAGTCGGGAGCACAGTCAGGCAGCGCCAGGAACTCGTCCATAGTCATCGGCTTGGCGACGGTCAGCGTCACCTCTGCGTCGAGATTGGGCTGGATGGCGGTACGCACAGCCTCGTTATACTCATCGACGAGCAGCTTATACTGCGCCTCCTCGTCGGGGGTGCGCGATCCCTTGCCGGCAAGATCGTCAAAACCCTCCGGTTTGAGCTTGTCGCGTGCCTCCTTTAGCGCCTCGTCAAACGGTTTGCGAGCCTGCGAGATGGCGCAGATTGTACGGGTGAGCGCGGCGCGCTGGGCGATCGTCAGTTTGCCGAGGGGTAGGCTGTTGAGCTGATCGCTAACATTCAGCAGTTCATACATTTTCATGCCTCTACCCCTCCTTCCTCGCAATCCGCGATAAATCCGTTTATGGCGTCGAGCGTCGCAGTCTGATCCGGGCATGTAGCGTCAAACTCTACCGTCAGACCCCCGCCCATGTAGCGGCGAAATGTTGCGACACTGTGGCCGTTAAGAGCCGAGATTACACCGTTCTCGATCACCTCCGTCTGCCCTGTGGCCGACTGGCGGACGCTTGCCGAGATCCGATACTCGCGATCCTCCACGTGGTCATTGTTGACCTGATAGGTGGCTGCCACCACCTGCACTTTGTTTTTGTTCATAATTTATTGTTTTGAGGTTAGTTATTGTATTGTTATTGTTTTTTGCCCCTCCCACCAGAGGGTGGTTGCCGATGTGCCGGACATCGAGTGTATCTGCATACGTATGTTGTAGGTCGACCCGGCCGCGGGTGCAGGCGGACCCATGCGCAGCTCATCCCACGTAAAATCCAAATTAGTAGACGAGTACTGTGGCATCGTGAATGTTTTTGAGTTGCTGCCGCAGCCGGCGACATCGACAAAGAGCCGATAAGTCGTGCTTGATGTGTTGCGGTTGGAGTTGATCACAAACCTGATACCCGTGCTAATCTGCGTCAACGACGCCACATACACGCGCCATGTGCTCTCGTTGCCTCCGCTTGGCGAGTCGTCAAACACCGTGTAGGTGGCCGACTTGCCACATGCGTCATACAGACCGATAGCCTGTGGCAGCACCCACGCCGGATTGCCGTCGTTGGTCAGACACCAGTTATGCAAGTCAAAATGATCTCCGGCCAAGACTCCCGCCAAAAACACAGACACGGTCAGCGGCCATGATCCGTTGGTCGTTGGCAGCAACTGGGCGGCATCGCCAAGCGTGCCACGCTCCATACCTATGTAATAGCGCTCGTGCCACGCTCCGTTGTGATACAGCGGCGTAACGTCCCGCGTGTCCCAACATTTGAGCGCCCTCACCGCATGTGTCGTGCCGCCTTTGCGAGTCAGCATAAGACAGGGGTAAGCGTTGGCCAGCGAAAATGTATCCATGCCCGACTGTCGCATAAAAGTCAGGATCTCGTCCAGATTGATGCCGCCGTTATTGTTGGTATTGTGCACAATCCGACATGCAAATGCCTGCTCCGCCTGATACTGTATCTCTGTGCTCAACTCCGACGCAATCGGCGTAATCCTTGCGGCTTGATTATACCCGCGGAAATCTCCTATGCGCCACGGCTCCTCCGCGCCACCTTGCGGCTTGAGATACTCGAACGTCGCGTTATGTATGTCAGCCAAACGACCGTATACAGTACCCATGCGGATGCCAAAATAAATACCGTTGTTGGTTTGCTTGGGGTGGCCGATGCGCTCTGCATCGGTTAAGTCAAAATTTTTTGGGTATATGATGGGTTTGTTGCGTGCTTGCCAGTTGATTTTATCACTGCGACAGAGCACACTCGCTGATGTTGAGCTTTCGCCGAGCGTCGCCCTGACCACCTCTGCAAGTTTTACGCCTGTATTACCTATTGCACTCATATCCTGTCCTCTAATCTCTTGATACGCTCCTCGTGGTCGATTATCTGCGCCTCCAGCACGGCCACGAGGTTGCCGTAGTTGAGGGCGAGCCAATGATCGGCGCCTCCGGTGTCTGTCACAAGCTCCGGGTATCGCTGCCGTACCTCCTGCGCCAAAAAACCGATACACCGCTTACCATCCTTGATATAGGTGCGCGGCGTGATATACCCGCGGTTGCGCAGCGTCTGCACGTCTGATTTTAGGCGCGCGTCGGAGTAGGCCGTCACATCGCCGGAGGCCACGAGGTGTCCCGGCAGATAAGTGTTGCCGCTGCCATCGAGCAGTGTCAGCGTGCGCGTGATCGAGACAAACTCGCCGGTGTACTGACGCACATATATCGGCTCTGTGCCGTCATCGGCAGTCGCTATCTCCACCCATCCGGCATTTGATGCCGACCCACCGCAGCGGATGCGGAAGAAGTCATTATCGGCCATTTTTTGATACAGCAGATTGCGCGCGTTCGTGCCGGTCAGCAGGTCAAACGTCAATCCGCCGCCACATCCCGCAGTGCCGTCGAAGTTGTTGCCCCAAAGACTGCGCGCCGTCTGTAGCTTGGTGGCCGATCCCGCATTGTATGACCCGATATTGATATTGGTTATCAATGTATTCCAGTCGCCGGCGAAGCGGTTGGAGTCTATTTTTTTGCGATAGTGGATATCCCCCCCATTGGGATATGTCGTGTATAGCTCCAGTGATGACGCACTCGCTCCGATGTTACCAAACGACACCAACAAGCCCGATGCACCTCTGTAACCGTATATATAAGCGCCAGGGGCGAGGTTTTGAAACGCGGTTCCGTTAAAGTAATCGCTTGATATATAACCGGCGCCATGTCTAAAAAAATCCCATCCGTGATGGCCATCGAGCAGATCGGCATTAAGACCACTGGTGTGGCCGTGGTTGCCGGAGTCCCAGATCTTGTATTGCACGCCATTTGTCCGCCGGTATGCGGCCGTCGCGGAGTTAGCGGTCTCAAGCTCGACCGTAATCCAATGTGGGGATCCAAATAAGACGCGCGACTCATCCACATTGGCCCATATAACATTGGAGTATGCACCTGCGGTGTTGTACTGAGTGTACAGCACACAGTTGGTTGCGCTGTGCGCAATGCGCAGCGGCCCCGTCATCGTGTCGCCGGTGATGTTGACATAGCGATCATCGAGGATGGAGGAGTAGTTTGCCGAGTCGAGGATGGTAGTCCACGGGGACCACGTGATAGCGCTGTCCCTGCAGTTGCGGTAATACAGATTTGCGTGTCCCGCGTCCGTGCCCGACCATCCCATAAGCAACTCGCCCGCGCCCGCCGTCGCCGATCCTTGCACCGCCAGCACATTGCCATAAGCGGTAGGATAGCCGTTGTTATACGCCTCATACAGCCTCACCCCCGCGCCATGCTTGTCGCCGCTGATGGCCGTGAGCCACCCGTTAGAGCGCAACACCCTCGACTCGGTGGCATATGGTATCGTAATATTATTAACCGCGCCGTTCTTTGTCCATGTCAGATAGTTGCCCGATGTGCCGAGGGCGGTCACAAATGTCTTTGTCGTCCATTGATTGAGCCCCAAAGGCGTAATCATCCCTGAGTCAGTAGTTGCGGTTGTCACCTCTGCCGCCCTCCAGAGCGTTTGCACCGACCCATCGGCCATAAGTACCTGCGAGGCCGTGCCGTCCGGCTTGGCAAATTTGGACGCCACGAGGCCTTGATGTGCGCCATCAAATGTACCCGCGCTCCCCTCCAAGAGATGGATATTACCCCATGTATCCATAACCGCCTTAGTCCATCGGCGATTGCTGACATGCCACATGACCTGCGGATGGTGGTGGATATCGCTCTCAAAGCTGCCGTTGATCGTGATGCGATAGCTAAAATCAGTGTTGTTATGGGTAAATCTTTTGTGTCCGCGGATCTCTTGCTCGGTGTCGAGCGTCACGTAGTTGGCCAGCACCGACTCGTCGACGCCACCCGCCGGAGCGGGGCCGTTGACCCAGTGCTGACCATCCCACTTGATCACATCGCCCGCCGCAAGCGAGCCGAACTGCACATCGCTCAGGTCGCCCAGACTGCCGCCAAAGCCAACCCCGCCGCCGATCCCGCCTGCCGCGTATGCTGTGACATCGCCGACACTGGTAAGGTGCGACTTGGCCAATATGTACCATCCACTATCCGTATCGATGCGCTCAAACATCGCCTCAAACTCCGCGCGAGTCAGCAGGTGCGATATATCCTGGTGCTCCGTAAGGTAACGCTGCGCTATCACCCATGCCTCTGTAGCATAGCCCTTGTCCTCGACCCACGAGCGCGTGGCGTAACTCTTGCCCTCTACCCACGACTGCGTGGCATAACCGGCCAGCGAGGGGATATCGCTCAACTTGGCATAGCGGTTTGCGGTCAGATATGACGCCAGCGCTGCCTCATCGAGTCCGGCGTCTATAGTGTCGTTGACCCAATGCTGACCATCATACTTGAGGATTTGCCCGGCCTTGGGATCGGTCAATATCACATCATCGAGGCAGCGCAGCTCCGTAACCCCGCCGCCCGTCGATCCGCCTCCGCCGGGACCGCCATTGCCATACGCCGTAACATCGCCCACGCTCACGAGATCAGACTTGGCCCGTATATACCAACGCTCGACACCCTCGGTGTCGACACCCTCGCTGACCCGTTCGAACATCTCGTCAAAGAGCTCCCTGTCAAGCTTGCCGGCGATGTCGCCATACACCTCGTTGTAGCCACTGCCGGAGCCCGCGGCGACTACAGACGCGCCGCTCCGGCGGGCGCGCCTCTCGGTCGCGGCCACCGCTGCAGTCCTTACGCTGTATTGTTTTTTACTCATTGGTCAGCCTTGCGTTGTTGTGGTTACCTCGACACCCTCATAGCTATCGCCGGCAAAGCGCACTATGCGGATCTCGCTTGTGTCGGCCGCGAGGTTTTGACGATCCGACAGCATTATATATATCTCTCCTGGCGCCGAGGCGTCAGTCATAGCCGGCATGTCCGGCACAAGCTCCGCCGTGCCATTCAACACCGTATTGCGTCCGACATACTGGCTGTATGCCGTGCCGATCAGCAGCCGCTCGATGCGGTCGGTGACTCCGGCGCGGGTCATGCGTCGGATCTGCCGCCCGTCGCTGAGCGTCATCATGGCTCTTGATGTGGGTAGCGCCCGGTCGCCTGGAGTCCCCACGATCGTATCTATAGACAGCTCCTCCTTTGCAGTCCGCACTATATATGCACTATCCTCAAGATCACTCCCGGTCAGATCCTTGCCGCTCGATTTGACGAGCTCGATTTTGGGATTACGGTAGGCCAGCCACCGCAAATGGCTGATAAATTTATCCCATGCGTCAGACTGCCACACTGCTGTATTTGGCAGCCACCCATCCGATCCATCGGTGATAATGCCAAACCCCTTGCCGACCCACAGCTCAACAGACCCCACACACGGCGGCATGGAGATGTAATAGCCGTCGCCGCGCTTTTTCATAGTCTTGGTCGTAGCCTTTGGATCGCCGATACTCTGACGGTTTGCAACCCACCCTCCTACAGGCGATTTGCCATTCCAATCGTCCCAGTCGTAATACTGTAGCCAACAGATGTTTTTGGTCATATTGGCAGCTGTATAGGGTATCCATTGCCCCTCTCCGCCGGTGTAGGAGTATGAGCTGACAAAGCTGTCGTTATTGTACAGGTATGCGATCTCGCCATCAATGTTGCGGCACACGATCTGCACGGGGATACGCACCGACGCCGGGATGTCGAGCGCCTTGCCGTATTGCGTGCCGCCGTTGTCGGCACCCGCATCCTCAAATGGATTGTAGCGAGTGTCGAGGAGCAGATCGAGTGAAACCCGGAGCTGCGCCCCGGTGTAAACCTCGCCGCCCGCCGACGACCCTACATACACAGGCTGATACGGATCTAATGACAGATGGCGCCGCGTCTTGGCGATCGGGACAAACGTGCCCGATGTCATGGCCGCCGGCCAGTTGTCGCCATCCCGCGTGATCATACACTGATAGCCGGATCCGAGCGCCTTGAGCCCCATGTATTGCCACACGACCCCGGCGGTATCGCTGCCGCTCCACTCCGCATCCATGCGGCATACCAGCGCGTTGTTACATATCTCGAGCTGCGGATGCTGCTCCTGCCCGGAGGCCATCCTAAATCCCGGCAAGCCTATCGCCTGGTGATCGCGCTCACCGGTGTAGTACAGATCTCCGGCTGATCCCTTAAGCACCTCGTCATGATCGAGAGATCCGTCACAGCCGTTGGCGTCGGAGTAAGTCGACAGCAGCACCTTGACCTTATTATAGGTCACATCGACACCCATCCGGGCATCATTGCTGACCCAGCAGACCTCCGTCGACGGCCAGGCGGAGGCCGCGTTGAGATCAAATATATGTATCTCGCCATTGCGCTGCGCAAGGCGGAGAGCAAACGGTCTCAACACCTCCTCGAGCACCTCGCGGCATGTCATGGGCTCGCCGTCCTCGTCGTAAAAATTGGCGGTGTCGATATATAGATCCGATAGCGACAATGGCTCTTTGGCGTCAGGCAGCGACGTGCTGATCGATATAACCTGCTCCATGTCGGCTATTGCAGTGCGTGACAGGCAATGCCGGATAATATCCTCTATGGTATGGCGGCCGGTCATATCAAAATCGGTGCGATCAGCCGGGCCAAGATCCGACGCCGTCACCTCCACAATATAGCCGCTCGATGTGGAGTATGGCTCCTCGTATAGCTCCGTATCGATAGATCCGCGCCAGTACAGAGCTTTATTGCGGTATATATCGACGCGCCATGCGCCCTCCTCCACGGTGTACAGCCCCACAAACTCCCGGTCGCTCTCCGAGACAAGGCGCAGCGTCAGAGCGGATCCCTGCACCGGATCAAGCTTGGCCACCTCCGCCCACTCGATCATGGCCGGAGCGTCAAAATCCACACTGATCTCTCTGGCGACGTTATTGCCCTCTCCCCATATCTCGATACGGTAGCGTGCCTCGCGTCCGGCATGGATCGCCGGGCGATTGCCAAACTCCGTGTAATATGTCAGTGTCTTGCTCATCGTGTACGCTCGTTGTATCTGTTGACATTGTTAAGGACTCCCACCAGCCGGCGGCCATCGATCACAAACTCCACGCGGCCGGCCATAACACCCCCCGCCGGATTGATCAGAGAGCGCAGCTTATCGAGCGGCGCCACCACCTCCGGATTATTGGAGGCGCCGGCATACTCGCCAAACAGGCCGAGAGTCGGGCCGTAGGCTATACCGCCGTCGGCAAATTTTGGGATTGCCGCAAATGACGCGAGCACCCCGGCTATAGCCGCTCCGGCGAGGATCCATCCCACGACGGGAGTCTGCGCGGCACTATTGGCGGCATTGCCGGCTGCCACGGCCATAATAGCGGGCAGCGCCCTGGAGCAGGCATCGAGGACGGAGGCGCCCCACTGGAGCCATGCGCCGGCACTCTCGCCGGTGAGCCGGGTTACGGATTGGAGCATGTCGCTCACGCCGCCGAGTCCCTGCTGCGCAAGCCGCGATACGGGTACCAGCCCCTCGATCTCCTGTTTTTTGCGCTCATGTCCGTCGCCGAGGATCTGATCGGCGCCCGGTAACTTGATCTTTGACAGATCCGGCGGAGTGACGCCATATTTGCTCAAGTCTATTTTTGCGCCATGGTCAGGCGTCGCAGGTATGATCTGATCAGCCTTAAGCGGCTTTGCCTCCAGGCGGATCTCGATAGTTTTAAGCTGTCGCTCCAGCGCCTCGATCTCCTTGTTAAGTTTTGCTCGCGCTGACTGTGTAACTGCCAGTTGCAGCTCTGCCTTTTTATGAGAGAGCACCTTGTTAATGTCGGCAACAGACTTCGGATTTACTGGCAGTGCGGCAGCAGCCTGGGCGCGCTTGATCGCCTCCTGCTGTTTTTGCAGCGCGGTGATACTGTTGACTATCTGACGCATGCGATCCGTTTCCGCCGGATCAAGCTCGTCCAGACGATCCTGGTAATACTTGACGTTATTGCCGAGCTCACGGTAGGTCTTGGCATTGGCGATCAGTCTTGAGCCATCATAATTATATGGAGTTTTCGGACCACCTCCGTTGAGGCCGTTGACAGTCTTTTTACCCGCCTCCTCGGCCTTTTTGCCCGCCTCCTCGGCTGCCTCGCCGTAGCCGGTGACAGCGGCTGCAGCACCCTTGGCCGCATTGCCGGCCGCCTCGAGCTGATCAGCCTCATCGACACCCGACAGGCGGCGCACCCACTCCCAAGCCGTTTTAACGGCGCTTGAGAGCCGATCAAACGCCGGCGCCAGGTAGTCCATCACAGCTCCCACGATCTTTGTGTGGATCTCATAGAGCGCCTCAAACGCCTTGACCAACAGCGACCATACAACCTCGGCTACATCCTTGATTATCGGATAAACCGCGTTAAACGCCTTGACCAGTAGCGCCCATATAACCTCGGCGACATCCTTGACAGTCGCCCACATCCGGTCGCACGACTGCCGAAACTCCTCACAGTTGTTGTAGGCATACACTATCGCGGCAACGAGAGCCGCAATAGCCATCACCACCAGGCCGATCGGGTTTGCAGATATTGCGGCATTGAGCGGATGCTGTACGGCTGTCCATGCCGCAGATGCCACCTTGGCGAGCTGCATCCCCTTTGTGAGTTGTGCGATACTCATTACCGCCATCCCGGCGTTAGCGGTAAGGTCTAGCACCGGGCCGGCCACCTTTGCCGCAGATCCCGCCCAGTCGGTCATCGACGCTATCGCATTGTTGAGTTTTTGAGCAAACGAGTCATTTGACTCGTTCATGACCTCAAATGCCTCGTCGATAGCGCCTGTACTGTCTGCCATCGCCTGTATATTGGCCGCGAAGACATCCTTTTGCTCGCCGGTTAGCGAGCCCAGCAGGCGCAGCGCCTCGGCACTACCAAACAACTGACCGTAGATCGTCTCCGACAGCTGTCCCGACTTGGCCGCATACGCCTGTACCGATGTATCGAGCTGCGTCAAAAAATTGGCAAAACCACCCGCAGCCTTGACCGAGGCCGCGTCAAAGCGGATCCCCATGGCCTCGGCTGCCTTACTCGCCTCCGATGACGGCTTGATCAGCGAGTTGAGCACCGCGGCAAACTGTGTGCTGACCTCCGAGGTATTGCCCGTAACGCCGGTTGTCGACGCAAATACCGCCATCAGCTCGTTAAGCTCGACGCCGAGCTGCGAGGCAGAGCCGCTGACGCGTGGCAATGCCTGACCAAGCTCCGCGATGCTTGTCTTGCCCTTTTTGGCGGTCATCTGCATCTTGTCTTGCACGGATGTTGCCTGATCCCATGCGAGGCCGTATGTCTTGATGATCGTCGCAGTGGTACCGACGGTGGTACCGAGGTCGGCACAGCCACCTACGGCCGCGCGGGCGGAACGGTCCAGAAACCCTATCCAGTTGTCCTCCGGCACGCCGTTTGACACCACCTCGTAGAGTCCGTTGGCAAGCTCATCGCGCACCAGCGGGATCTCCCGGCTCATACTGACGATCTGACCGCGCATCTTGTCGTATGCCTCGCCCGACTGCAGCGCCATCGTGTTAGCACGCCGCATCGCGGTGTCAAATGAGTTGTACTGGCTGACCGCGCCTCCGATCACGCCCTGCAGCGTCTGTATCGACTTGATGCCTGCCTCGAGCACGATGGATGCGCCCGCCATATTGCGCAGGCCGCCCTCGGCTCTCGAGGCGCTCTGCGCTATCTGCGCTATCGCCTCGTCGGCCTTTTTGGCGGCAACAGACACCGTGCGGAGAGCGCCGCTCCCCACATCCCTTACACTGACCTCAAAGTCGATGCTGTTGTTTGCCATTGTCGTTATTGTCAGGTTAATCCGTATGCCTTTTTAGCGCGCTCAAACTCGGCCATCTCCTCCTCATGCGTGAGCGCCCGGCGCGCTGTCTCTCCTCTCTCTCCTGCTTCCCACGGAAATTGCATGACGTCAGTAGGTTTGAGAGGATTTTTGGCGTAGGGCTGGAGTATGCACATGCACATCATGCGCGCCCGCTCCCACTCCGCCCGCTCGCCGGACTCCCGGAGGCGCTGGCGTATTGTCAGCGCCTCCGAAAACTCCTCCGGCGTCAGCTCGCAAAAATCGGCGACGGTCATGCCCATATCGCCGACCGCGATCGCGAGTAGCTCGGTTACGCCGGGGCTACTGTTTTTTTTTCGGTGTCAGCCTCCCCGGCCGAGGGGGAGGAGATACCGTCGTAAAAGGCATTGAGAGCGTCCGGCTCGAGATTGTCGGCCATCTCCTCCACGGTCAGGCCAAACTCGATCCTGTCGACATTGCACGCACTCGCTATACAGCAGTGTACAAATGTCAGCAACTCCTCGATATTACCGGAGTCAAGCTTGCTCACATCGTGGCCGGTCGCACGCTTAAAGCGGAGCATGGCCCCCATGGTTATGCGGCAGGGGTACTCCTTGCCGGCGATCACTATGCGGCGCAGCTCCACTCTCGGAGGCGCTCCGGCCGGCATGCCGGCCGCTTTGTTGCTTTTTGATTTTGCCATGATTATCACCTGTTGAGATTACTCATTTGCCGCCGGAGTCACGTCGCCGGAGAGGCCGCCATTGATCGGCTTGACCGGTCCGTGACTCTCGAGCTTGACACTGTATTTGGAGTCGTCATTGGTCTGACCATCGAGCTCGAGCGATGTGATCAGATATTTGCCCTCATAACCTCCGGATTTCTTGCCTTCACGATCCTCTCCATCGCGCACGCTGTACGAGGCTGTGATCGGCTCGCCGGTGAGCTGCATTTTTTTGAGCTGATCGTAGGAGGGCATGTTATCCGAGCCATCTGTAATCGTCAGGCCGTCAGCCGATATGTCCTCGCTAAAGCTCTTTGCATACTTCTCGGGCCACTTGCCTGCGGCCGACTCCTTGGTCTGGCGCGTGCCGGTCTCCGTGGTCGTCGAGATTTTGCAACCCGTCGAAAATGCCAGGGCTTTGCCGCCGATCGACAGGATAAGGTTAACGCCGTCTAATACTGCCATATATCTTTGTCGTTATTATGGTTAATACTACGCCGGCGGCTATCCCGGCAAAAAGCCATTTGAGCGTCGGCCAAACGTCGTTTGACCGCTGTTTGACCGACTCCTCAAGTTGAGATCTGTAAGCCTCTGCCTGCTGTTTTGTGTGCCATAGCTCCTCCTCGATAATCTCGATCTGACGCTCCAGTGAGTCGCATGTGGCTGTCACGATCAGACTGTCGCCGTCGCGCTCGACCGTTACGGTCGCACGGCCGTTGTGCATCGACAACGGGAGTCCGTCAGGCAGATCAGGGAGGCTCACGGCCGCGAGGCGGAGGGATGCCACTGCCGCCGGTATCGGCGCCAACGTCACCTGCTTGCGCGTGATGGCGGTCGATGCCTCCTGCTTTGTCGATCCCTGCTCCGCGGCCATCTCCCTTGACTGCGACCGCGAGCTGGTGCATCCCATGCAACACAGGGCAGTCAGCATGATAGCGACAATTGTTAGCGCGCTCCAGTGCCTCGCGCAATTTTTTGACCTCGTTACGAGTCTCATCTAACTCTTTTATAATTGGTTTTAACAGGTTGTCAACCAATATTCTTGTGGCTGACTCTGTATTAGTTATCTTAATAGTCTCTGCCTCTGCCCGCGCTTTTTGGGCTTGGGCTTTGGCGGACTCCGCATCGGCGTTGGCCTGCCGGATCCTGGCGCGGAGTGTCGCAAATCCGATGGCCAACCCTACTATACCCCCGCTCCCGGCAAGGGCTATCACGTCTGTTATGGTCATACCTCATAGCGTTGGCATTACTGGTTGATACCTATTGACCTGAGCCACCTCTGCACGTCAAAGCTCGGGCACGCCTTGGCCGCGAGCTCATTATGTCCGACAATGCGGACCAATGGGAAGCGCCGGTGGAAATCACGCACATAGCGCTCCATGGCACTGCGCTGCATGACGGTGCGGGTGTCTGCGGGCGTCTTGCCATCGAGGGCACATCCGCCGGCGTAGGCGACATGCCGGCTTACAGAGTTGTAGCCCGCCGCGCCGTTGGTGATCTCCCACGGATCCACATTGGCATCCTCGTTGTTGTCGACAAGGCGCTCCACCGTGCCGTCGAGGTGGATCAGATCGGTATATCCGACCTGCCTCCAACCCCGACCGCCCGCCGCCACCGGGGCTGTGTGCCACCTGCGAATGTCATCCGCGGTGACCTCACGACCCTCAGGCGTGGCGGTGCAGTGCAACACGAGATATTTGAGTTTTGCCATGGTGATTACTCTACGGTGTCCTGTACGATCGCGAGCACCCCGGCGCCATCGTTGCGCATACGGCGGCCGCCGGCGCGCACCAAAAACGAGTAGATGTCGCCGTAATAGGTCGGATCGTCCTCGTTGCTGTACATCTTGACCTCACCCAGCGCGCGGCACACGCTCTGCTCATGCCATGCCAGAGCGGCGGCGCAGTCTGTGGCGGCTGCCTCGGCGACAAGAGCGCCGTCAGCATCGACGGCGGCAACGGTCGAACGCAACATAATGTTGAAACTGTGGAGTTTGCCTACCACGCCGTTGACAGCGTCGGCGCACGCCAAAAAGGCCATGCCCTCCGTCTTGGTGAGGCTCGCGAGCAACTGCGAGTACATCTGCGCATCGAGCAGCAGGTAACGTCCCTCTTGCGGGATGTCTGCGGCGTTAAACGCCGTCATCGC